TTCACCGTAGAAAATTCCATTATCACCAAGAAAAAAGCAGAGTAAAACGCTTTAGCGATTTAGTGGGAAAAAGCGAGGGAAAAATCCCTTATATAATATATATTTTTCCTTTCCCTCAAAATCGGAGTCAATGGGGTGTACGTGAAAGAAGGGCTTGAGAGCCTGCCCTTCTTACACTACACACCACATTCCATTGACAAAAGGCAGTTACACAGAACCAGAAATGGAGGTACGAACATGACAACATTTTTCCTGCCGATGATACCGCCTACCAGTACACACCAGCAGGTGGGACACACCATCGACAAGCAGGGCAGACACCGGTTCTACCAGCGTGGGAACGGTGAGGCAGAGGCAAAGCTGACCGCCCATCTCATGAAGCACATTCCGGAGCAGCCGTACAGCGGTGCGGTTCGTGTGGTGGTGAAGTGGTGCTATCCCAGAAAGGCAAAGCACCAGAACGGCGAACCCTATACCAACAAGCCGGACGTGGACAACCTGTGCAAGGCACTGTTCGACATCATGACCCGGCTGCACTACTGGAACGACGACAAGCAGATCTACAGTGCGGTGACAGAAAAGTTCTGGGCAGATGTGCCGGGAGTGTTTGTGGAGATCGAGGAGGCAGAGGAACATGAGTGAGATCAAATTGAAAAACTGTCCGTTTTGTGGTGGCGAGGCGGAAATGGGATTCCGTGACGCTAGTGCTTTTGTGATGTGTACAAAATGCCTTGCAAGAAGCAGAACGGTTGTGGCGTGTGTTGACTATACTGCGAGAGAAGTTGCTGCTGATGAATGGAATCAGCGGACAGATCAACCGCCGAAAGCCCGCTGGACACGAGAAGATGTCACGAGTTATGACGGTGAAACAATCAAAAATGGGGCTGCTGTCTGTGGCAGATGCAAAAAAGCGTTTTTTATGCCGACAGATACGTTTGATTACTGCCCGAACTGCGGAGCAAGAATGCACGAGGAGGCACAGCCATGACCACCAAACCCTGCGAAACCTGCGGCAAGCTGCTGATCGGCGTGAAAGGCGACCGGAGATTCTGCAACGCCTGTGCCATACGCCGACGAAAAGCGTATCAGAAACAGTATCGGGAGAACCGGAAGAAACGCTAACGCACGCGGGCATTAACCGAGTGTAAACCGAGCATGAAACCCAAAAGGAGTGGAATCACATGGAAAACAAGCAAATCAAGAAAGCCACGCTCTGCTGGAAGTGCAAAAACGCTGTCCCCACCAAAGATGCGGGGTGTAGCTGGTCGAGAGCATTCCAGCTGGTGGAGGGCTGGACGGCGGAAAAGCACCAGCAGAAACAGAGCGGCAGCGTTTACGAAACCTACTGTGTGATCAGCTGCCCGCTGTTCCAGAAGGACGGCAGGAACAGTGCTGACAGCTGCAAGGACGACACCGGCTGCGTCCGCATCGCAGAGCATATCCTGCGAGGACAGATGAACCGGTACCGCACTGCACTGGAACGCTACGCCAGAACCGGGAGCGACAATGATCTGGCACAGTTACGGTCGATCGAGCGTGACCTGCTCACGCCGTACTATGCGGCACTGACGCTGCACATCATTGAACTGCGGCAGAAGGCAGGGCTGCCGGAACTGGAGGAGATGTAATGACCATCGAAGAAAAGATCACACGCTATCGTGGTATCCCTAGGCTGATCGAAGATCTACAGATCGACAAGGAGATCTGCACGTCTGTGAAATCGGTGCAGTTCGACGGCATCGGCGGAGTGAGGGGAACCCACGGGAACAGCACGGAGAAAAAGTTGCTCGATGCCGCAGAGATC